AATCCGAAGCGTGTGACGCTACGTTATGAAATCAAATACTAAAAAATACACAACACTGCAAAAAATAACACTGGGGTTAATTACTTTGATATTTGTGGGATTTCCTATTGGTTTTTGGGCGTGGATAGTATACTATCTATACTGACATGAAAATAAACATAATAAACGACCAAAAGAATTTTAAATTTTTATTTATTGAACTGCATTTTCCAAGCTTAGGTAAAATCGACGCGTTTAATGAATGGACTGATGAATACTATTCAGGATTTAAAATGAGTTTCCCGACAGAAATTTACTATTTAAATGACCGAGAAGGTTATTGGCATTTTTCCTTGACTTTCTTGGGTTTTGGGGCGAAGATTGTGAATCAAAATGGATATTGACGCGACAAAAGCTCCAAGAACACACGCAACTTGGAAAAAAGCTTATGATGCTCAAGAGCTTGCGAAACTCATGGTTGAGCTTTCTGTGCAACTTGAAGTTGAATTAAATGTTGCTACAGTAAACGAAGTCTTTGCAGAAAATAAAGTACATATTCTTGAAAAAGAATTAAAACAAGCGCAAGATCGCATCAAGGAACGGGACGAATGGAATGAGAAGCTTGATGAAATCATAGATCGATTGACGGAGAAGATAATTTTGCTTAATGAAATTCGGCATGAAGCTGGAGTACAGGATGCTAACCTTCGTGAAAAACTTTCCGCAGCAAATGAGCGCATCAAGCGGCTGGAGGACTGGAAGCAGTCGGCTTTAGAGATAGAACGCGAATGGGATGCCAACGCCGTCGCAACAATGCTCGGAGCAAAACTCGGAGAGTCTCAGCGCAAAGTGATTCAGCGTGAAGTGCCTCTACTTTTAGAGCGCATCAAGCGGCTGGAGGAGGCGTTGTCTTTGATTACAATAAACTGTGAAGATGTTCATCACTCAAAGAAACATCGTCACGGTTGGTCTGAACCATGTCCCGTAGTTGAGTTAATTTCCAAAGCCAAGGAGGCAAAGCCGTGAGCGTAGAACAACGAATCTTGGACCTGCCGGCTTTTGCCGATTACAACGACCGCCGCCAACTCCGCGCAATCGCTATGGATGTCCGCAAGATGGAGGATCGTGTGAAACAACTGGAGCAGGAGAACGACGCAATGAGAGCGGATCTATTGTTGTGGAACGAGAAGGAGGTGAAGCCATGAGCAACATGAAGGTCAGCGACTTTATTGACGAGCCGTGGCGAGACGTTGGATTAGACGCGATGAAACGAGGAGTCGAAATCTGCAAGCGCAACAGCATTGAAAACCCGCAAGCCTACACGGCAATGTTAATTGGACTGTGCAACATCATTAACGAATTGAAAGCCAAGGAGGCCAAGCCGTGAGCAACGATCATTTTCGTGAGGGCAGGAATATGATCAGCGACAGCTTCGCATTCATCTACATTCACGCATGGAACGGCATCGTTCGCGTTGAGAGTTTAGATACAGCCAAGCACGTCGACGGCAATCCAGAGTGGAAGCACGTTGCGACGATCAACCCTCACGTTATTCTGGAGCGAATTCTTCGAGCGAAGGGTAAAGAGCGGAACTTAATCATCAAACACCTACTGACATGATATCAAAGAAAAAATACACAGTTATCACCATCGATTCAGCACTCCACGAAGAGGTTCGCAAACATTGCGATGAGCATGGACTGAAGATCGGATTTTTCGCCAATCAAGCGTTAAGGAAGTTGCTGGAAAAGAGGTGCGCCACGACGAAATCGAGCGCGCCTTCTACCGCCAGTACAACGAACGAATGATAGCGAATCGCACCGTGTGGTGCGGACAAAACCCTTCGTCTGCTATGAAGCAGTAGGCGGAGGGGCAAATTTCCTAAAACTATGAATCTAAGAGAATACCAACAGAAAGCAGTAGAGTGGGCCAAAACTAGCGATGGTCTGATCGTCGCTCCCGCCGGTAGCGGTAAGACATGGATTGCCGCGAGCATCATCAAACATTACCACGAATTGTATCCTGAGTGGTTGTTTGGCTGGCTGGCTCCAACACGCGAAACATGCCAGCAAGCGCGCACATCGTTGAAGGTTTCTGGCGTACCTGACGAGATTGTTGAGGTGCGCTGTCCTCACGAGTCTGTGGACTTCAGCAACAAGAACCTCCTCATAGTGGATGAAGCGAAGCATAGCTGTGCTGCCGGATGGCGTCGCATCATCGAATCCTGCAAAGGTCTGCGCTACGGCTTCGATGCCACGCCTTGGGGCGACGATCCAGATAGGAACGAGGTTACACGAACGCTCTTCCATAACCGCACCTACGAGATAAGCAGAACCGACATTGGCGATTCATTGGCCGACGCTTACCTCGAAATCAGCCACGCCACGGACCTCAACATCCAGCAGAAGATCGACGACAATATCGACCGCCTTTTCCAAGCGCGACGTAAGCACATGCGGATAACCGACGAGGAATTGAAGCGTATGTGCGCTTGGGAATCGCTTGTCGATATCGGCATCTGCAAGAACAAAGAACGCAACGACTACGCCATCCAGTACGCGATGGAGCATGGCGACATGCAGACACTCATCCTCATTCCGCGCATCACATTGGGGGAGGATTACGAACGCCGGATTCCGGGTTCTCGGCTCGTTCATTCCAATATTTCGAAGAAGCTGCGCAAGGCGGCGATGGACGACTTCAAGAGCGGACAGCTCAAAACCATGATAGCCACATCATTGGCCGACGAAGGGTTGGATCTGCCCAATGTCGAGCTGCTCATCATGATCAGCGGCGGTCGGTCGTCGCAGAAAACCATCCAGCGAGCGAGTCGTGCATTGCGCAAAACAGAAACCAAGAACTGCGCGACAATTCTGGACTTCTCTGACAAGTTTCACCCCATCGGTTCGTTCCACGCCAAAAAGCGTATGACGTGCTACCGACAACTCGGTTGTATTTTCCAATGAGTGCATCAACGACAGAAAAAGAAACAGCCACGCCCACAGAGAACGTAGTTCTTTTGATCGGTGAAATGCGCGGCGTAAGCCGACAGACAGAAACCAAGACAGGCTCGCTCATGGTGCGCCGCGTCATATCAATCGCCCGTCACTGGACCGACAATGAAGGACGCTTCCACGAAGACTTCGATGAGTTCGAGCTGTCGAGCTGGGGGCAAGTGGCAGAGAAGGTCATGGAAATCGGCAATGGTGCGCTAGTGCGCGTCAAAGGCCGTGTGAAAGTTGAGAAATGGAGCGAGGACGGAGCAACCAAATCAGCGGTGCGAATCGCTGCGGAGAGCATATCCGTTCTCTGTTACTAAAAATAAAACTAAGCGAATGAAATCAAACCAAACAATCGTTGCGGTCGATCCGGGTGTGGGCGGCGGATTCGCGGTCAGCACTGCGGAAGGAATATTACTCTTCCCAATGCCCGAGTCTTTGCCAGATACGGCGCAATTACTGGCAGGATTCAAAGTGGCCGACTCCCATCTATGGGTCGAGAAGGTGCCAAAGTTCGTGAGCAAACTCACGTCGTCTGCCAGCATGGCAACGCTCCACGAGAACTACGGAATTGTGCAGGGTCTAGGCTACGCACAAGGCTATGCACTTCACCGTGTCGAACCCAAGATTTGGCAAGAACCACTTGGACTTGGAGGACGTAAATCATGCGAAACCGGACCAGAATGGAAGCGAAAGCTAAAAAGCAAAGCTCAGGAATTGTATCCGAATCTGGACGTCACGCTTCGAAACTGCGACGCCCTTTTGATCCTCCACTACGCGATGGGCGGTGGCCGGTGATACACAAAGCAAATCGTCCGCCTTCGCCAGAGGAGCTGAAGCAATTGCTCATCATGGCGTTCGGAATGGGAATGGTCGTCGCCAGCGCCTACTTCGTTCTCTTCGTCGTCAAATGAGCGAGAACAACATCAAGCCCATGTCCGAAGAAACGGACGTGGAAACATTGCGAGCGGCCATCGCAGAGTATCAATGGTTGGCCAATGTACTTTTCAAATCTCTCGGGTGCGGATGCAACGGAACTCAAGACCTTTGCTGGAACTGCACCCAAGCCGAGCGACACTACAAACACACAATCGAGACATACAAATGAACGACGGAAATAAATTATCAATCATGCGGATATCGGATTCAGACGAATCATGCGAAAAGATTCACTTCGCCTACATCGACCAGAAGTACAAGGAGTGGCTAGTCCGACGTGGATTCGCCAATGAACTTGGTCAAGAACTCGGAATGAGAAGGTCGAACGGAAAACGTGGGAAAAAGGCTAATTGATGAAAACAGAAATCACGAGAGAACAGTTGTTGAAGGAAGCGCCAGCGTTGATCGACCATGCGATTCTTCGAGGTTGGATGACTAAGCCAAAGCCCAAGGCGCAAATCATTGATGGCGCTTGGCAATCGCTTGGAGTCGGACATCTCGATAACGCCTCCGAAGATGAAATTCAAAAACTCAGGAAACAGTTCGGTGCAGGTTGAAATCATTTCAGACGACGTAGAGATACGAATCGGAGAAATGAAATGGGTGGGGGTTGCCTACATCCGCGACGGTAAATCAAAGGTGTACGTTCGAACGAAGGCTGAATTCAAAGCCAAGTTCATCCCGGTCATTGAACAAGCACCCTAAACTCTACATTGCAGCACAAGAGCAGCTCTTTGCGAAGTTTCAGTCTCGCTCCATTCCAATTCAACATTGGAGCAAGTACCTGATGACTCCCAAAGAGCTGTCTCTCCTTTTCCTAAAACTCGAAGAATCAAAATCAGTTCTCCAGCAAATCGCCATCACTGACCTCGGCGAAAGTGGAGAGCTGGCGCGCAAACAACTTGGAATCCAATGAATCAATCAAAGATCGACCGTGCGAGAGCATGGCTCAGAAACACGCCGGGAGCCGTCGCTGGTCAGGGCGGTCATAACGCAACCTTCGCCGTCGCAACCGCGCTCATACACGGTTTTGAGCTGTCGCATGGAGACGCCGAGACGCTCCTGCATGAGTACAACACGAAATGCATCCCGCCGTGGAAGCCCAATGAATTGGCCCACAAAGTAAATCAGGCGATGAATGTAGCGCACGACAAGCCAAGGGGATGGCTTCTATCCGCGCAAAGCGGAACGCCCGTATCAACGACTGGCAAGTTCGTCGTTCAAAAGATCCAGTCTGTACCTGAGCCACCAGCACCATTCACGACGAGCGACTTCCTCAAAGCCTGTTTCGAGCCGGATGAGGTTGTCTGCATCTGCAACGACATCATCTGCGACGAGGACGGTAGAGGTAGGCCAAACTCCAAGGGTACGTTCCTCAAGCGCGACGAATGGATTAAGAACCACTTCACGCCGCCCATCAGCGCCATGTGGACGAATGAGGATAGCCGTGGCGCGTACGTCCGCATCAACCCGTGCATTGAGGAGAATGGTTCGGATTCAGGCGTGGCAGCGTTCCGCCATGTCCTCGTTGAGATGGACGAGAAGACGAAGGATGAGCAATGGACGATTCTCAAGGAGTCGAAGCTACCGCTATCTGTCGTCATCGATTCCGGCGGCAAGAGCCTGCACGGATGGGTCAGAGTCGAAGCGTCAAACAAAGAGGAATGGAACGAACGTCGTGATGTCGTCTATCGCCAGCTAGAAGCTCTCGGCATCGATCCGAAGAACAAGAACGCGAGCAGGTTCTCTCGGTTAGCCGGTGTAATGCGCGATGGCAACGAACAGAAGCTGTTGGCCATCAATGTGGGTTCGGTGAACTGGGACGCCTACACGGACCATCTGGAGTCGCAGGACATGCCTCAGGAGTTCACTCTCCAGAGCATTGTCGATTACGATCCGCAGAATGATCCTGACAACCTTATCGGCGATAGATGGCTACGACGCGGTTCATCGCTTCTCTTTGTCGGGCAAAGTGGATGCGGCAAAAGCTCGATGGCGTTCTATCAGGGATTGAAGTGGGCCATAGGTAGTGACTGGTTCGGCGTACAGCCCGTTAGACCATTGAGAGTGGCCTACGTCCAAGCGGAGAACGACATCGCCGATCAGCATGATGCTCTCAAGGGAGCCTCGCAGATGGTGTTCGGTAGCGATTGGGTCAACGGACTGAAACGAGCGAACATGCTATTCTTCCGTGAGGCGGTTCGTACTGGGGCAGACTTCACTCAAATGCTGCGTCGCCTCATCCGCAAGACGAAGGTGGACATCGTCTACATCGATCCACTGCTCTCTTACATCGGCGGCAATCCATCGGACATCGAGGTCTGCGCGAACTTCACGCGCCACCAGCTCCAGCCAATTATGATCGAGACGGGAGTCGTCATCGTGCTGGTGCATCACTTCCCGAAACCAAAGGGCAAGGACGACAAACCTGAGAGCGTGGCAGACATGGCCTACTCAGGATTCGGATCGTCGGACCTGACGAACTGGGCCAGAGAGGTAATCGTGATGAAGGAGATAGGATTCAATCAACCGCGACGCTTCATGCTCGGAATGGCGAAGCGGGGAGATAGGTCAGGCTTGCAGGATAAGGAAAATAAGAAAGCAGGCTCGATCATCATCCAGCGCGGCGTCGGTACGATATCATGGGATTATGCACCGCCCGAACAGTTCGTTGTCGATAAGTCCACAGCGAAGAAGCCGTGGACAGGCGGACGACCTAAGCGTTAGCCCTCCTTCATTGCTCGACGACGACCTTTCGCAGCGAGCGATTGGAACTTCGCCTTACCGAGCTTCTTACGACCAATGTAGGCCGCGAGAGCCGCAGGGTCTTTGACGCCCTTCTTTTCAAGAGAGCCGATAAGCTTCTCGTAACGTCCGCCACCACCAAGTTTCATCTTGTCCATAATATGTAGAATGAGTTGTTACTGACGAAATCACCAAGCTTTGCATGACCAATGCCGAGGAGTTGTCTTATCGGTTGCCGTATCGCAGTTATGCCGCGCACGGAAATTCTTACGACGCTCAGGATTCGACTTCTTGATCGTCATATCAGGATCGCCGAAGCGAACGATGACGACCTTGTCCGCCGAATTCTTAACGTACACCGCGCTCTTCTTCCGCTCACCCGGCGTGTAGAAGGGCTTGTTCAGCGTCACCTTCTTGCCCTGATAGGTGTTACCTTTCTTGGAGAGGGAGGTTTTCATTGAGGAAAAATATTATCTTCCAAAAAAGTTTGAGACAGATTGAGAAACATTGTCCAAAGTTTGACGGGCAGAACTTAAAACAGGCTCCGCTTCCTCTTTGTTAAGCATCACTCGATCTGTCTCCATCTTCAAAATACGCGGCCACATGCGCTCAATCCTGTCTATCTGGCCTTTTGTAGCCGCATCCAAAGGCTTGGAAACAATGTCTAAATATTCTGGAGTTTTAAGAATTCTACCAACCGCAGCGTCAACAGCTTCTTTCATCCCTTTTTCCATGCCTTTATAAGCAAGGTAACCTCCAAGCCCAATACCGGCTCCAGCTTCTTTGGATATTTGATATCCAATTGCAGTAGCAAGTGTTGGAGCAATAATCTTTGTGAAAACGCTCGGCTTTCCAAGATTTGAAAATTGGCTCAACTGATTGGCAACATTGTTAATTCTCTTCTCGCCATCTTTCCCAAGGAGTCTTTGGGTTGCTTCATAATACTTTCCCGGAGCTTCACTGTTTCCAACAAGAGAAGAAAGTTTCTCTGTGTTGATTTTTTTGCCGTCAAAAGATTCAGCGACAATCCTTCCGATCAGCATGTTCTGCGCGTCGTTTATCAGGTCTGGGCGCTCTTTCCCAACGACCTCCATAAATCGACGGACACGATAATCGGATGAAATTTCAGCACCTTTTCCCGGTGCCAAGAAATCTATTAGATTTGACGGATTGAAACTCTCAAGCTGACCACCCGGTTGCATTGATTTTTTAACAACTCCGTAGAACCTGTCTTTTGCGGCACTCGTCACCTCGATAGCTCGTTCAAGAGCTTTGTAAAGCGGAAGACCACCCTCCGTTGAAAGCTCACGAACAACCTCATCCAACTTAAACGAATCAAGAGCGTCACTTTTTGAGGCTCCAGCCTTGTTCACTTCCGCTCTAATTTTACCAAGAGACTTTATGATTTCATTTTCTCTCTCAGTAACATTCGAAGCCTTTAGTACGGCAATCTTAGATGTAACTTTGTCAAACTGAGAATTTACGGCATTAAGTTTTTCCTGTGCGCCTTTAATCCCATCATCAACTTGCTTTGTCAGACCATTAATCTGCGATGACAAGTTTTTAGACTCGCCTTCAAGCACTGCTCTTTGATCAATTAACGAGCCGTACTTTGATGCAACATCATTGATTTCAGAAAGGTCTGGAAACAAATCGTTGATGACTTCTTTTTGAATTCCAGTTGCAAACCCGCCTTTTCCTTTTGTGAGTCCTTTCAGAAAATCGTTTGGATTTTCACCTTTGATTTGCGTGTAAACAAATTCCCTAATACTTGGCTCAATTTCTCCATACCTGTTTCCAAGCATGTTCTTTAGCAGTTTTAAATTCTGAGCGCCACTGGCACCGGCAACCGTGGAAACTATTCCCGGCATACCTCCAGCCTCTCCAGCCTCTCGAAGCACCTTGTCTGCGAAGAATCCTTTGAACCTAGAGATTCCTGTGCTGTAAAACTTGTTTTCAGCTTCGAGCAAGCCCTTAAGACCGGGGTCGTTCAATAATGCTTTGTCAAGCTGTCCGTTAATTTTATCGAGTTCTTCAAATACAGAATAGTCAGCTTTTTGAACCTGCTTATTGAAATCAATTTCTTTAAGGATTTTCTTTCTCTCTTCTCGGAGCTGATTTGCGGTCTTAATTACTTCAACCTCTTTGCCGTCAGGTCCAATTTCAGTCGAAGTTATTTTTACCTTGTCTAGTCGAGGCTCTAGTTTTCCATAACCTTTATTGCTTTCATCTTTAAAAAACTGAAGCTCTTCACGCCCAATTTCTTGAACTCGTTGACCAAGTTCTTCTTTTGATATTCCAGAGGCAGGGCCATATCCACGCACAGCTCCAGCTTGGATATCTTGAACCTGCTGGTTGATTACAGAAATCTCATCTTCTATCCTTTTTCTTTCAATTGATTCATTCGGAAGCAATTTTTTCTTAGCTTCAAGATCATTGATTTGATTTATTAAAGGTTGAGAATCGATTGCGTACCTTCCTTCAAAACCTCTAGCAAGATCAGTCAATCTCTTGTTTCTGGAAGCATTTTTCTGATCTATTATATTGGTTACATCTGTGACTAACTTTTCAGATTTTGCAACAAACTGGTCAACAGCCTCTCCTGCAATTTTGTCCGCATTTTGAACGTAATTGCCAAGCTGAGTTTTAATTGAGTCGGATATTTCAGATGTGGATAACCCAGATGATGACCCTTGGCTGAACGAATCTGAAACTATTTTTGCAATGTTGTTTCTGAATTCATCAGGTTTAAGCCCAGAGTTCGGGGAGTACAACGTTCTTGCAATGTCGTCTGCAAATTTGGATGACAATCCGCCAGCACCTCGACGTTCAAGTTCTTTTTGAATTTCAGTTCCACGATCCTTGATGAATTGCTGCGTAAACGGACGTTCAAACTCAGCGGCAATCAACCTTGGATTTACGCTCCTTGCGCGAACCACTGCTCCGATAGCTCCCGGAACCGTTTCGCCAGCCATGCTGAGAAATCCACCAAGTCCGGTGCGAAAAAGAATGTCTTCGTAATTTGCACTTTCATCATCAAGAGATTCCAACCCAGCCTGAGCTGCGGATGTCAAAGTTCCAGACCCAACTCCAAGTGCAACCTGCTTCAACTTGCTGGCTTTTTGGCCAATGTTGAATCCGGGTACAGCGGCTGCTGCCATCTCGCCACCTTTGTACTCGTCAGGAGAAATCGTTTGAGAAACGCCTTGGCTTGCAACCCCGATGCCGCCTTCCACCAAGGCTCCAGTAACAGGTCCAAGACCAGCAATGAACGGAGCAGCAACAAGCGATGGTACTGTTGCGGCGTACAATGCTGAAGCCTTACGCATTCCGCGAGACTCAGCTTGTGCCAGCGGAGTAAGCTGTCCAGACGGGGCAATTCGACCGCCTTGATATTCTGGAGGCGCAATTTGACCTGAAGGCTCAGGTAATCGTCCCATCTCACCAACAAACCGCTCCAATCCTCCAACCTCTGCGGATCGTTTTACCGCTTCGCTCATATCTGGAGGCAAAGCGCCAACCAATCCCTGCTCCTCGCGCCGACGCATTTCAGCGATGGTGGCTGGACCTTGCGACTGAGGTTGAACCGAGATTCCTTGCGCAGACTCAAAATCAGCAATCGATTTGAAATCCGATTCAGTGGGTGGATTCGGATTCGACCAGTTGTATTCCTTGCCGGAAGGAGATTTAATTGTTCCCATGATTATTTAGGGGAAGACGGTATGTAAATGAATCCTGAAGCAGCGTTCGTTGAGTTTGTAATCGGCGTAACACCGGGAGGAAGCGACGGAGCGGTTCTACTCGAAGGAGCCGGAGCTGATTGCTGCTGTTGGCCAAACGGTGTAAATGGAAGCTTGTACTTCACAACAAGCTCATTGGCCAACTTTACTTGCTCTGGTGAAATCTTACGTTTTATCTTAAAATCATCAATCGTAGTCCACAGGTTTTCCGCAGCAAATTTAGCAAAGTTATTAATATCGTTAACAAAGTTTTTACTCCTGATGTCACCGATTGCCGCTTTCAATCGAATTGTTTCAGGCTGTGTAACAGCTTTACCAGAAGTGGCGAATGCCTCTTCGTTGAATACTGTGTTAAATCTTTGAAGAAGCTCATAAGCGTTCTTCTCTTCTTCAGTTTTTGATTCCTTCAACCTCCGAGAAAGTTCTCCAATTTTACCATCAATAAGACCAACGTAATTCTGAATTTTTCCTTTTCCGTACGTTTCCTCAAACTTGTTCAACTCATCAACAAGTCTCGACGAACCTCTTGCCGTATTCTGATCGCCACGAATTTGACGGGCATCATCTTGATCAGGCCATTTCCAATCACTCTGCATCACAGCCCCCTTGATCCTTGAAGCAGTGCGAGCGTCAGCAGGGCCAAACAACTCTTGCCAATCATCAACAGCACCAGTTGCGGTGTCCATTTTCATACGATCAGAAGGATTGATTCGATCTGCTCGACGAGCCTCAACATTAGCGCGAGCAGTTTTAATTCGTTGAGCAATAGGAATAGTTTTGTCCAACTGAAAAACTTCTTCGGACATCTCTGTTCCGAGGTCTTTGATAGTCTGCCTTTCCTTCATCTGCTCTCTGATGACAGGAAGATTCGTCCGATAAACCTCTTCATTAATTTGACCAGTCTGAGGGTCAAAAACATCGATGCCTTGGTTCGTCATCTCTTCGATGCTATTTGCTCTAAGTTTGTCGAACTGTTCGCGAGACTTGATGATTTTTGCTCGCGGAGAATACTGCTGAAGACCTTGGTACGCTTGAGTTGCCTGCTGGTTAAAAACCTTTGACCTGAAACGTGGCAGCGCAGGCATTGGAGATTTCAGCTCAGGATCGTTGAAATAAGTTCCAACTTCCTCATTAAACTTCTGAAACGTATCGTACTCAGCAGACTGTGCCTCCTGCTCCGACAACGCCTGAGCATAAGCATTCGACTGAATCTTGTTTTGAAGATCCGATTGCCGCTGCCGCATAATCTGATCAGCGGCCTGCATCTGCAACTGCTCCATCATCCGCTTCTGCGTCTGTGCGCGGTCGTACAGCGATGCGCCTAGCTGGATGGCCTGAAGCTGATTCTCAAGACCAACATTTCGATTAGGTTGTAGATCCATAATGTTTCTGTTGGTTTAGCTTCCAAAACCAGTGCTAGTTGACGAATTCGGATTGTATCCACCGTAAGGCGAGTAACCGCTTGGTGCGCTGTACATGTTTGGTTGGTACGATCCGTACGGATTGTATCCAACATTGCCGCCACCATAACCGCCATAATTTACGGTTATGCCACCACCACCGCCGCCACCTTGTCCACCGCCGCCGCCGCCTCCCATTCCTCCGCCCATTCCCATTTTACTCATTCCACCGCCAAGTGCCATTCCGCCAATATTTGACAACGAACCGCCGATAGCGGCCATCATAGGATCAGGTTGAGCGGCAACTTGAGCAGCGGCCATGTCTCGATTGTACTGGAATTGATTCTCTTGCAGCGAAAGGTTGATGCGCTGAGTCGGCGTAATGAACATGCTGCTCACCGAGAACGGTTGCGCCATTCCAAACGTGCGCTGCTGCTGGATGAAGTTCTGCGCTTGAGCAAGAGCTTGATTCTGCCTTCCTTCCATTGCTCCGGCGTAGTTTTTAACAGCCCCAAAAAGCCCCGCTTCAGAACCACCACGATATCCGCGAGATAACGCTTGAGCAGCCGAGTACCTTTGAACATTGCGACTGGCTTCAGGAGAAAGTTCTCCTCGAAGTCCAGCCCCTATGTTCTGGCTGGCTTGAGAAATGAGCTGGTCGTAACCGGGAATCGAACGACGAAGCTGAGACTCAAGAAGAGTCTGCTCAGACTCCGTGGTCTTCCTCGCCAATTCAGAGCCACTTTGAAGCGATGCGATATTTTGCTTTATCGCCGCCTCTTGCTCCTTCTCGGTGTTTACCCTCTGGAACGTTGGTACTTTGACCTTTTTGCCAGCGCTCATTGCCGCGCCGCCGATCATTAGTGCTGCGCCAGCTACGCCTGCTATAACTCCCATAAATTAAAAAACCTCCTTTAAAAGACGACCACCATTCTCAATCGAGAAGACCTTTTCGGGTTCGTGACGTTGGATATTCATGGTAATCAGACGTGCAGCTTTCTCCTCGGGAAAAGCTCGCTCGTTATGAAAGCAATGAATCCATATCCGACGTAAAGTATCCACCTTAAAAAGTTCCCCTTCTCCGATTGTCATCACGCTGTTCGACGCCGCCCATTTGTCAGCGTATTCGCGAAGCATCTGAATTGAAGGCAGATGAACCTCGTAACCGAATCGCTCGGTGCATTCTTTGGCCGACGATTCCGCGTCCTTCTTGACGTATACCTTGATCGAATCATGCACTACAGCCTTCGGAAGGTAGCCGTAGGTAGAGCAGTCAGCGACGTACTTGTAACGGTTCCGATAGCCCTCAATCGACTTCTGCCAGTTTGGATCAGTCGCACCCTGCTCATGTAGGCCAATGCAATCATTCTCCAACGAGAAAAGGACCGACATAAATGCCGATCCGAATCGTGGTAATCCGCAGATTTGAAAAAGTTTACCGTTCATTTTTTACGCACAAAGATGTCCAAGCCGCTGTTCGAGCTAACACGAAGATGGCCGACTCTGAACCGTGAATCATTCCTAGTTCGTTGCAAATTACTGCGCTGTAAAGAGCCGCATTCGGGTGAACGTCTTTTCCGACTTCTTTCATCCAGCCATGAAGCTGATTGATGCGGTCGTTCGCCTTCTTGAAGTCTGCCTCAATAATTTCGCGCACTCGACTCCACGCTGGATCGATACTGTCCTTAAAGAATGAGTTCCCAAAACCGGGAATCTTCATGCCAGACAATATGGCCGACTTCAAAGATCGTTCGTCAAATTTCTCGTAAACGAATCGGGCAGGGCTAATTGGTCCGTGAGCATCGCCAAGCGTGAGGATAGCCGAGGCGATTGCATTGGTTAGCTGCGCGCTTCCAAAGAAAGCGTTCACCGCAGCGCCAGAACTGGCGTTCTGATTGTTCCTAGCCGCCATGTCGTGCGCGTCAAATACAGCCTGAAGCAGCTCCAATTTCTTTGGAGTCACTTCCGCTAGTGCGAAGTCGATATTGAGATTTAGAACCATTGAGAGAATCCACCGCCGTTTAATCCGACGCCGACCATACGGATCGTTGCAACCGCGTCACCTAGGTACTGCATGGTCTGCTCTTGCACAGCCTGAACAGCCTTCGCTTCGTAGGCCACTGCTTCCTGAATCAAATCGTTCTCCTCCTTACGAATCGCCATGACCATCAGCTTGATGGCGTCAGGAGAAGGCGGAATGAGGTAGTCATTGACGCTTGTAGCGTTGATATGACGCATCTTCGCCATGACCGTGACGGGCTTGTCCTCGTCGTTGTTGCATCGATCCGTCAGGTAACTGCGGCGGTACTGCGGCAAAGTTTCATCAGGGTCGTAAACTGCCAGATCAAGTTCCAGCAACGTCGTCGCATTGTACTCGTACAAACGACTAGCAGTGTTCGTCGCATCGCGAATGACGCCGCTCAACGAGA